ACCTGTTTTTGGGTCATTTAAACGAGTAGACATTGATTCATCCCACCAACGTATAGTGCTCTCTCTTACTATAGTAGATTCTGCTTCTTTAACATTGTGTGGGTCGTCACAGACCAAAAAATCGCCTCCTGTGCCTGTAACCATACCTTTAACTGATGTAGCATATCTTTCACCAGTTTTATTATTTGTGAATTTTGTTTTTGTATTTAAATCTCCTGTTAATTGAAATTTATGACCCCACCTGAGTTGATACCATGCAGATTGAATCAAATTTCGGCATTTTACACTATCCCTTGTAGAAAGTTCTTGTGCATAAGAAGAATATAACCATCTAGATGATGGATTTTTTATCCATGCCCAACATGGCCAAAACACAGAGACAATCAACGATTTTGAATGTCGTGGCGGCACGTTTATAACTAAATTTCTTATTTGTCGTTTTGTTACTGCTTCAAGATGGTCACAAATAGCGTCAATATGCCATCCACTTTTAAAATCTGTTGTTGGTTCTAATACATGCCATGCTTTCTGTATGAAATATAAAAGACTTTCTTCACATAAAGCAATCTCTATTACTTCCTTTGATGGAATATCTTTGATAAGTTCTTCTTCAATAACCATATTCAAAATTCATCATCTTCCTCTGTTAATTCTTCCTCTAATTCATCAATTGTTATTTTTATTCTCCTTAGACGGTAATCATGTTTAAATTTTTCCAACCTTTTATGTATAAAATCTTCAATAGGATTTACAACATATCCTTTATCTGGTAATTTTTCTCCTGTATAAATAATCTGAACTTCAAAATCAATTAAATACTCTCTTTTTTCTTCTTCATCTATTTGTTTTTCTAAGTGTTCCATCATATTTTTATATGAGTATCTCTAAATCTCTGTGCTTGTAATTCTCTATACTCTACACTGTAAAATTTTAATTTTTTCGGTTTACCAAAAACCCTTCGTTTATTAACATAAAAACATATTTTACAAGTATCACTATCAAAAACACATTTAAGACATTTATTTTTTTTAATGCTTATAACCTCATTCTGAAAATTTGGGGGTCTTCCCCATTATGAACAACTCCACAACTAACTATTGGTTTATGTGGAAAATCTTTACCATAAGCAAATGCAAGTGATTTAGCGTCTATTCCACAACCCACGTTCATACCAAATATGCAATCTTTAGGACTTGCAGTGAAAGCTATTCCAGCAAAAGAATGTCCATGACCTATTACCGTAGAAGAACGATTATTTATTGCTTTATTAAGATGGGCTAATTTTCCTGAAGTATTTGTGCCATGTTCATAAATAACATTATCAATAATAAATTTGAAATCATCTTCCCATTTATCAGGCAGATTCCAAATTTCTCTATAAGGTTTAAAACATCTTTTAGGCAATCCCACTGTCTTGCCCTTTCTGTCTACAAGGGAGTCGTGGTTACCCCTTGTTAATTTTATTTCTGGAAACGCTTTAAACCATTTCTTCAATACTTTATCAGTTTCTTCCATTTCATGTGCAGGACTCCATAACTCACTACTGTGTTCATGATATGAAATGGAATGATTATCAACCAAATCCCCTATATGGACAATCGTACCACATCTTTCTTTTTTCTGTATATCAAGGCAGAATTCTAAATAATACTCATGCTCAAATGGCATGTGAGTATCTGCAATTACTAAAACATTTTTTTTATCGTATTTTGCTTTACTAATTTTCTTTTTCCTTAAAATTTGGCAGAGTTGTAAGGAATTGAACCCCAACCAACCGTTTTGGAGACGGTGATGCTACCATTACACCACAACCCCTGCCTAGCCTCTATTGAGTATTCTATCTAACTCTAATAACTTATTTGCACCAAGTTTCTTTGCATCTTCTACACGAAGATTTAATTGTATCTGATTAAGAATGTTTGTTTGATTTGAATCGCTCTTTAAAATGCCGAGATTTTTGCAAAGCAATTCTAAGGCTCTTAATTTGTCATTAAATTTTATAGTTTTTTGATATCCAACAAATTCTCTTTCTGCACCTTGTCCTTCATACATCTCTACAACCGTAACAGATTTAACTGCGGAAGCTTCCGCAACTGTTAATTCTTCCATAGGTTTTAAAGAACCATCTTCTCTGAAAAAATTTCTAGGGTCAGCAAACGCTATCCTCATTAATTCAGTAAGCACTTCTTCTTTTTTAAGGTCTACTTTTTGAGATAATTCTTTTAATTTTTTATCTATTGCAAATAAGACTAATTTTTTATTTTTTATATTCGCAGCTTTTGCAGAAAGTTTTTTATTATCTTCTTCTTCCTCACCCCCAGCTTCTAAATAAGCTGTACGGTTATCCATACATTTCACCCATTCTTCCGCAAATCTAGCTTCAAAGGGAGTAAGTCCAGTTGCAGGATTTTTCTTTTCTGTAGCTTCAACCAAATTTCTAATATCTGGTAATTTTCGTTTCATATTAAGTCAAGTCAATATAATTTAATTCAAGTCACTGTAATTTAATGTAAATCAATTTAATTTAATTTAAAGCATTATACAAAAAACTTTAAAGAATGTCAAGTTTAAACTTGACAAAGTTTAAGAAAGTTAATATAATGCGTTATATTATATTAATAACAGTTTAGGAGGCTTATTGTGTATAACCAATCAAGTAGAAGAAAAACAAATAATAGAATGGAACTTATCTCGGTTTATATCCCAAAGAATCATGTAGAAAAATTAACTGCAATAGAAGAAAATTCAGAAGATACAAACAGAAGTCATTTAATAAGAAAGGCGGTGAGAGAATTCCTTGAGAAATTTAACAAAGAAAACTAAAAAAAAGATTGCCCCTAATCCTAACTGTAAGGACTGTTGGGGAACAGGGAAGGTACTGCGAACTTTTCCTATTCCCAAGTCAAACCCAAAGAATATGGTTAGGAAAGGGGCTCTTTGTCATTGTTTTAAATTAAGAACTGTAAGAAAGGAGAAAGGAGAAAAATGATAAATCTTAATGAAATAGACCCTGTAGAATTAGAATTTTTAAAACACTCTAACTGGATTGAAGCAGAATACGGTGATGTAGCTTTGGAAGATGCTATTGTAGCATGGGAGTATTTTAAGAAAAAAGATATTGAAGTTGAAAGCATCTTAGTAGCACACCTGCTTCTTATGAGAAGATTAAATAAGAAAATTGCAGGTAAATTACGAGATTGTAATGTCTGGATAGGTGGTAGAAAATTAGAATTTATTTCACAAGGAATAATCAAAGATGATTTAGAATTTATATGTGAAGCTATAAATGCATCTATTACCAAAGGACAACTTACCACTGAAGTTGCTGAACAAGTAACAAAAGATTTACACATTGATTTTGAGCACCTTCATCCCTTCAATGATGGAAATGGGAGGGTAGGGCGTATGATTATGAATGCACACAGATTAAAGCTTGGATTACCTATTTTAGTAATCCATCAAGGTAAAGAGCAATATGAGTATTATAAATGGTTTTCGTAAAATGTACTAGGGGTGTAGCTATTTGGAAAAGCGATGGACTTTGACTCCATTAAAGAAGGTTCGATTCCTTCCACCCCTTTGTAATTTTTGTTCATTTTTAACTCTTGTTCAACTTTCTTGAACAAAAGCACTTTGTGAACAGGAGGTACTTTTGACACAATTTAGAATTTTAAGAATTACTAGAAGTAAAGCTATAACATTTATTCATGAATACCTCAAAGAAGCAAATGACCAAAATTTAGAATTAATTCTTGATAAAATCCTAAAAAATAAACTTTATAATACAATCATCGTTCCTGACGGTTGGGAAAATGAAGATAATGTAATAGGAGGATAAAATGGGAATAAAAAGTGTTTATGTTTGTGATAACTGTGGTGCAGAACAGATTTTTAAAACAGAACCTATACAAATAGGAAGGCATATAGAACATCCTTTTATACACACTCATAATCCAGACTATACTGGTACTACCAGTCTTTGCGGAGAACAATATTTCTGTAATGAAAAATGTCTACATGAATTCTTAACCAAAAAAGGAGAAAAAAAATAACATGCTAAATAAAGAAAAGCAATCCCCCCTACCTACTTCCTATCAACAGTTTATACATCTTAGCAGATATTCACGTTGGTTAGACGAAAAAAATCGTAGAGAAACATGGGAAGAAACCGTAACACGCTATATGAATTTTATAAAAGGGCATCTTAAAGAGAATTGCAAATATAAGATGCCTACTAGTATCTATGAAGATGTTAAAGAACATATATTGAGTCTTAAAGTAATGCCTTCTATGAGGGCATTAATGACGGCAGGGGAAGCACTCCGTAGAGAGAATATAGCAAATTATAATTGCAGTTTTATTATAGCTGATAAAATCAGGGCATTTGATGAAATGTTGTATATTCTTCTTTGTGGTGTGGGAGTAGGTTTTTCCATTGAAAGACAATTCATACAAAAACTTCCAGAAATGGCGGAAGAATTCCATAATACTGATACAACCATAGTAGTTGGGGATTCCAAGATGGGTTGGGCTAAAGCGTATAAAGAGCTTATTTCTCTTTTATTAGGTGGGGAAATACCTAAATGGGATATGAGCAAAATAAGACCAGCAGGTTCTAGACTTAAAACTTTTGGCGGAAGGGCTTCAGGCCCAGCCCCCTTAGATGAACTGTTCCGTTTCACAATACAAACCTTTAAAGAAGCTAAAGGGCGTAATCTTACAAGTTTTGAAGTTCACAAATTATTCTGTAAAATAGCCGATGTAGTTGTGGTCGGTGGAGTCCGTAGAGCAAGTTTGATTTCTTTAAGCAATTTATCTGATGATAGAATGAGGCACGCTAAGTCGGGGCAATGGTGGATAGAAAATCCAGAACTTGCACTTTCCAATAATTCTGTATGTTACACTGATAAACCAGATATCGGTATATTTATGGAAGAATGGTTAGCTCTTTATAATTCCAAATCAGGGGAAAGAGGAATTTTCAATAGACAAAGTGCAATTAAAACTATTGAGAAAATAAACCAGAGAGCAGGTGAAGAACGAAGAGAAACAAATCATGACTACGGAGTGAA